AGACCAATCGACATGATTTCGTCCATTTTCAGTATAGATGCCATCAAAGGTTACAACGTCTGGCATATTATTTTTAATAGCCATTAAAATCTCACTCACATAATCATGTGATACCCAATCATCACAATCGACTGAACATACATAAAGTCCATTCGCTTTTGCATACATATCTGTTCTTTTCGTCCCCGTTGGAATATGTCGGCCTCTATCGTCTGATACTATCTCGACTTCATCAGTTAATTGCGGTGCAAGTAATGACTTAATATTTGCAAAGTGAGCAATGCTCTTTGATTCTTGAAGGTATGGTATGCAGATTGAAAGATATATCATCCTATTTCAATTCCTTGATTTTTATAGCCCTCAACAACTAACGAGCATGCAACAAAATATTGAAAGCCACCAGTGAATACCCAAACTATGACCATTGATATCTGAACATTAACAGGTACTAATAGCCATTTAAAAACATAATATCCTATCAATGGCTGTAATGTTATAAATGACAATAATAAATAACCACTAATTAATGTTTTCATTTATTTTAACTTTTGATTTATCCAGTTTAAGTAATTCTGATTTGTTATTCGTCCAGGAGGATTAACTAATCCAAAATTTTCCTTATACCGTTGTAAGAAAAGTTTTTCCCCCTGTGCCCATGTTTTATCAGCTCGTTCGCTGATGGCATCTTTCTCGCCTTTCCCTGTCGAATAGTGGTTATGAACGAATTGAATATTAGCTTCAATTTTTCTTCCGGTAAGATCGGCAACGCAGGAAAGTTCAGTATCGCAAAACATATGCAAGTAGTCAGGAAAATAGATATAGCCAAATCGATTATAATAGACACGATCCATGATAGGCATTGTGATAATCCAGCCCTGTATTCCATCTGGTGTTTTTAATATCCAATCTGTCTTTCCGTGAACTACGTCTAAAATCTTTTTGCCCCACAAAGGAGGGCAATCAAAGTCATCTGAAAGAACTAAAAGTATATCGCCAGTTGAAATTTTAGCTGCATGATTTATGGCATCAATTGCTGAACGATTTTTTTGTTTTGTTCTAATAGTTGATGAACATAATCTATGATTAAATAAATTATCATAGGCATTGCAATTATCATCAATGTCAATACTTAAAATATATTCACAATCAGCTCCAGCATTATCAAGCCACTTCCGTGCTGTTTCATAGGCTCTTTGTGGACGGCTTCGGGATGGATGTAGGATTGAAATCATTTACTCAAAGTTTTTAACCCGACTATTCTATACCAATTTGTTATTGCTTTTTCTAATCGATATTTATCCATATATTCTAAAGCTGGAATATCATTACCATTTATCTCAATATCAATAATTGATAGTAAAGCTGAATTTCCGTAACCACAAATTATAATTGAATCTTTCTGAATTCCATATCCTTTATAATTTCTCCATGAATCAGGATTAGATTTAATGTCAGTTAACAATTCATCAGCTATTTTACTCATAAGTAAATCACATCGTAGCCTTTATCATCTATCCACAACGAAAAACATCTCTCGAGAAGAAAAGGATGAAGAGGCACGTAGTCAGTACCCAAAAAATTCTTCACCCTTTCAATATTCACCGGCACATTCAGGATTGTTCGCGTATATCCTGAGTTCTTCCAACACAAATCCTTAATTTCTTCGTCATTGGTCATTAAATTCATGGCTGGAATCAAAAAATCAGTAACGTATTGCTTGTAAATCTCTGTTTTGGCACAAAAAGCGTTCTGATATATTGGAAATTTTGGTTTTTTAGGCATTTTTAAGCCAAGCCGGTCAAAAATTAACCTCAAAACAAGTGAAGAACCGAAATGCCACACGTCTAAAGATCCAAGCATGTCGTGATCAGGTGCATTTTTGCTAAAACTCATTACATCAAAGTCCTCCTGTAGTACTTCTTCGGTCAATTCACGCCTTGGAGGTATTCTCATACTCATTTTGTGCTTTAAAGACCATGAACAAACTGCAATTTTATCAGCATCGGTAGTCAAAACTTTATCTACTATGATAGTATTCTCAAAAAATGGAGTAAGAGTTGTGTTATAGTAAGGAGTGGCAAATGGGAATAGATGAATTTTTTGATTTTCTTCATAATAGATTTGATGAAGCTCTACTTTGTCAGCCATGATTTCACTTTATGGAAACAATTACCGCAACCGAATGATACTTCAAAATCCCTTGTATCCTGCTTGTAAAGTTCGAAGGCTTGCTCCCATAAAGGTGTTTTTTTAAGCCGTTCAAGCTCCCCAGAAATTAACATCTTATCCCGTAGCTCTGTGCGTGTCACCGACACAAATATAAACGATTTTTAAAATTAAAAAACTGCAAAAATAAAAAAAGCCCTGATTTTTATTCAGAGCCTTTCAAAATGGAAAAGAAAATATTAATTCGCGCTAGAAGCGTTCAAATAAGCCAATGTAGCCGCTATAGCCGTAGGATCGCTTGCTACTGACCCTTGTCTCAAAAGTCGCTTATAAATGGTTTGTTCGATTCCTGTAAGGGTTATTTCAGTAGTTGAATCATCCCCAGGTTTCTTGCCTGATTTAAGCTTTGCCTCGGTAGAACTCATGCCATTCTGAGCGCCCAAGATCAAAAATTCAAGGTTATTAGTTTGAATAATAGCTCCGAACTCTCCGATAGCAAATGTTTCTAAAGTAGCATCTTCGGTAGGATCTGTATTAAAGACTTTCAGCATTAACTTATGCTCCCACTGAACATTACCGGATTCTGTTATCTGCTCGTTTACTTCGTAAGAATGAGCAAACTTTGCTGCCTCTATCTTGTAAAGCGTTCGATAAGTAGTAAGCGGAATGTTAGTAATATACCCCGTCTGGGTTGCTACAATAGCTGTCGCAAGGTCATCGATATTAAAAAGCCACAGGCGTTTGTTAATACCGCCTGCACGCTTTAAATCAGAACACGAAATATTTATTCCTGTCGTTATGGTACAAGCCATATATTTATTTTAATCGTAGAAACAAGTAAGATCACACTGTATGAAGTTCGTACCGAACCGGCTTTCATGTTGCGCGAAAGTGGTCTTAGTTCTCTGATCGTAGAACATATCAATTCTATCAAGATCGCTAGAGCTTTCAGTACCTACCACTAGGTTGGCGAATTTGCTAGTTCCTGTAGTCGTATAGATTACGAAGTTAGCCAGTGAACCATTCCATGGGTTATTAGCATCTGCCAAGTAGTTATCAGCTATGTAAAGCGGAACTACTGGAATGCCTCTGTAGTAAAGTACAGGTACATTGTAAGATGCAGGTGTTGAATCTGAACTCGTTCCTGCCAATCCTAATGAATCAGCGCTACTAAACTTACCACCCAAAGCACCAGCACCTTTTCCTACTTGCAAATCGAATTGCAATTGGATAGCGCCAGGGGTTTTGCTTTCATAAGAAGCAAGTAAGTTCTCATACATCGAACCGGTTACCCAAAATACTTTCTGAGTAATATCAAGTTGCTTAAGAGTAGGGTGCGCACCGGTATGGCAAGCCTTCAATGCATTTAAAGCCTGATCTGCATTCAATACTGCTGCTGTGGTATTAGGAAGGTCATTACCAATTCTCTTAACGCAATAAGAAGCGAAGGCATCATACATCTTAACAAACAAGCCATTGATTACGTTATAATCAGCGCTTGCAGCGTTTGTATTTCCGAAAAGAAGGATTCTCCAAATATCCCTACGTATTGCGTCAATCATTTCGCTCATCCACACGTCACGTACAGCCGCACTAGCATTATAACCATCCAATCCGTTCTTCACAAAGTTTGGATCGTTAGTCAAAGCCGAGGCAGTTGCGATGAAGTCAGACTTACACCATTGAAGGTTAGCCTCGAATTTACCTACCGTAATTTTTCTGTCTGAAAAAGTACCGGCTGTTGAATAAGTAGGGCTACAACCAGTCGTAGCTTTAAGGATTTTCTCCAAGTTACCTACCAATACAAGCCATTCATCCGTACGAATACCCTGTCTTAAAGTGAACATATCACTTAATGGAGGTGTCCCGATAGTGTTTTTCCTGAATAGTTCTAGCGGAAGATTACCGGGGAATGTATAGCCAGGACTATAAGTGTAAGAACTGGCGTTTTGAAATTTGTTAATTACTTTTTCCATTGTTTAGGTTAATTATTTTGTGGAAATGTTCTTGATGTTAACCAAGCATTTCCAAGATCGCCTCCCATCTGGGCAAGCATCATATCATCTGCTGGTCTTTGGTTTTTGTCTGCCTTAAACTTCGTATCCTTTTGTATCTGTGAAGTATCCCCAAAAGTTCTGGTTTTAAGTTCTTCAAGCTCATCTTTCAAGGCCTTGAATCCTTCCACTGTTGCTTTTGCTTCAGCTTCAATTTTCGATTTAGCTTCGATAGCTTGCTTTGTTTCGTTTTTAGCAGCACCTAATTGAGATTTGATTTCGTTAATAGCAGCTTGCATGTCTGCCATTTGTTTTTGCATATCCGGTGCAGCCGGAGCCGCAGGTTTTGTTTTATCGTTCATAAGTGGATCATAAGCTGTTACTATACCTCCTGCAACTTCCATTTGAAATCCGTCTTGGGTTTCATATTCACCATCTGCAAGCGGCTGACCTTGCGCATCGGTTACATTTGAACCCATAATGCCAGAAGGATCGGCAGCGTCAGAAACTATAGGAGTTCCATCCGCTAATTGAAGATCTAAGTTTTGTGCTTTAATAGAAGCCTTAAAAAGTTTGTCGATCTTGTTTCCAAGCGCTTCGAAAAGTCCTTTGGCTTCTTCTTTTGTGATAGTTTTATTGTCTTCCATAATAAATTTTTTGGTATCGAATTTGGCAACGGCTTTTAACTTTTCCCGCACATCATCTACGAAGCCCATCGCTAACGCTTCGCTAGGACTCATATCGGTTTCTTTGTCAAGCATTCCATGCACTTGTTCGACTGTGATGCCTTTTTTTGCTACTCTCTTCATGTAACGTGCTGCCAGTTCATTTTTAATGCGGTCGAGTCGATCGGCTCCGCGTCTTAAATCGTTAGCATTCCCGTTGACAGTTCCAGTAGGCAAATGAATCATAAAGCTGCCAGCAGGCCCCATTACGATATGATCACAACAGTGAGCGCAGTAGGTGACAATAGAAGCGCATAAGGCCCCTATGTTTGCAGTAGTATTTTTTAAATTACTGATGATTGCACCTATGGCGTAACCGGTATCAACATCTCCACCAGGAGAATCGATATGTATTTGCCAATCGGTTGCTTGAGGATAATTGGCAATGTCTGATCTAACGGAATCAATAGTTATTTTATCCCCTATTTCACCATCTAAAAAGATATGTCCTGTCATCGCATGTAAAATTGCGAAGCAAGAATTTAAAAAACGTTCAAAAAGAATTGAACGCTATTTGAAGCGCTGGATTATATGATAGACTTCTGACTTAGAAATACCGAATTGGTCAGCAGTGTTCTGCATGGATTGACTTGATCGATAATGAATTATTATTTCCTCATAACGCGGAATAGAACAGCTTAACCAACCATCCTTAATAAGGGCTTTCATTTGAATTTCATTGAGGTTATATTTCTTTTGAAATTCGCTCATCGGCTAGTTATTGTTTGTTTAGTCTTTACTCTAGTATCAAGCTCTGTGAATTCTTTCCATGACACGACAGGAGAAGGTAAATTACTCAAAACATTTGCTATCATAATATTTTGATCAGTATCAAATGTAGCCGTATTTTTACCATACCCTCCGTCTGTTATAACCGTCCCGCCTCCCGCTAAAGCTATCATTCCACTGAAAGGATTTATAGTAGTCTTACCTCGACCACTTATAGGTGTTACGTCTACTCTCTCGACTCCTCCCGGATTATCTCCTACGGTCAAGGTAGTAGGGCCATGAGTTAAAAAAGATCCACCACCAGCGGCAGCATTTTGAATTTGATTTATAGCTGCGCCTGTTTTAACGGCTACAGTTACGGCGCTTGCTATCCTTGTCGCTGTTGCAAAAGGCTCAATAAAAGGGGCAGCTGGAGCAGAAAATATTCTTGTTAGTGCTAATCCAGCGTCCGCAATAGCTAACCCGATTTGAGTTGCTTTACTTTTGCCGGCAAATGTTTTTAAGGTTCCTGCTATTGTATTATAGACATCATTATTAAGATCTTTCTTAGCCTGAGCTAAAAGCTTTTCTCTATTAAATTCTTCCTGTGCTTTCTGGTCTATCGCATCATTAGCAGCTTTTGCTTTATCAACTTTATCTTGCCATTCCGCTTGTGTATTCGCTAATCTTAATTTTTGAAGCTCAGATTGTTTTTTGTCCGAATCCTGTTGAATTTTTAATTTCTCCTGTTCAGCTTTTAGATAAGCAGCATCCTCTTTGTTCTTAAGTTTCTCAAGAAGATTTAAACTCTCACCCCTGGCTTGATTAACGGCCTCTAAAGCAGCTATAATTTTATCCTTCTCTTCATCAATTAATTCACCTTGCGTTCCTGAGAAATTTATTAACCTAGCCGCATAAGCATCTAAAGATTCACCCTTCTTTTGATCTAAGTTTAATCTTAAAGCAGCTTCATTTAAAGTTTGTTGAAGCTGCGCAGTGCGTATTGCTGTTAATTCATTGGCCTTTTGTTTTTCTAATTCAGCGGCCTTATCTAAAATTTTTATCTGTTCTTCCGCTGTTAACGATCTGTTTTTTGCTGCAAGAGTAAGTCTTTGTATTTCTAAAGTAGTGGCTGATGCTGTAAGTTTATAATTCCTTTCTCGATCTTCTAAAGCATCAATGGCCTTAGCCATATCATAAGTAGCCTGAGTTTCTTTTTTAACATTTTCAATAAAATCAGATAGCTTAGTAGATGCATCCTCTATACCTAAAGCGACCTTGCCAACCGCATCGACAGCAACTTTACCAGCTTCTGAGAACTGCCCATGAAAAACTAGATTTAATGCCTCTCCTAATTTTGGAATCAATTCCATCATCCCAACAATCCTATTTGTAATCTGGCTTGCTAGGAAGTTTCCAAAATCAATAAGTGCCTGCTTAGGATCTGTGAATAATGTCGAAAGCGAACGTCCTACACCTATGACTAAATCTTTTAAAACATTGAAAGCGCCTTTAAGGCCAGCCATTACAAAAGCTAACTTGTCAGCTCCATCTCCTGATCCTTTTAAATATGTTATCAAAGCTCCAAGAGCTAAACCTAGTGCTGCAATAATAGCACCCCATCCAGTAGCCATAAATGCATAAGCTGATTGAGTCATCTTAGCAACACCTTCAGCAGCGCTTAATGCACCTCCTGTTATTTTATCTAAAGCCGGAGTAGCAGCGCCCATCTTTTGACCTAATCCATTTATAGACTCAGATAGCTTATCGAATGGACTCTTAACTCCTGTTACTGTCTTTTGAAGTTCGTTATATTGTGCCGTTTGCTTTTTGGCGTTGGCTTCATTCCTTACTATCTCATCAGAGAATTCTTTAAGTGTTATCTGACCATCCTTGTAAGCCTTACGTAATTCAGCCTGCTGATTTTTATTATCAACAATAGCAGCCTTCAGAGTGGCTAATTTTGCAAAGCTATCCTCTTGATCTATTTCTATTTTTACGATCCTAGTTTCCTCTGCCATAATTATAACATGTAAAGATTCACTTCAACAGGCTTACTTGCTTCTTGATAATTAACAATAGAATCAATAAAAAAATATCCTGTTAGTTTTTCTGTTTTAAGATAAATGAAATTAGAAAAATCAAAAGATTGATAAACAGATTCAGGTAAAAGCATCTGCGCTCTTACATTTCCATTTTGTAGAAATTTATTTATAGTATTGAAATATCTTTGCTTCACTGTTATATCCTGAAATGTTGTAATATCTGGATTATCAAATGCGCAGTTAGTTTGCCATTGATCAATAGGCTCATTGGTCTTATATTTTGAAAATACAGCATATGAGGTATTTGTTTCCACACTCAATGTTCCTGCATCAGCTATAAAATAAAATCCTGATTTATTACCAGATCTTGAACCACCTACTGAACTTGCGTAATCAGGGAATGAAGTTTGTTTACAGGATAAAATTCTTGGAGTTATATCGTTATAGCTTATTCTTTGTCTTAAAATAGTTCCGCTAAATGAATTGGTGAATTGAAAATAAGTTATGAAATCAGTTGCACTAGGTATATATACTTGATGGTATCCTAATGAAACACCATTATTATCCAATATACGGATTACTTCAAATTTATTGAATTGTATAGATACTGTAAATTTCGCCTGCCCTCCACCTAAATCTGTAATTGCTGTATATGGTATTGGATCTCCATCATCTTCAAGGCTAACTAATGGTATATTAGCCTGCCACACTCCTGCATAATCTATTCCGTATGATGTTGGCGCAAATGGTATTTTAAAAAGATCATGATCTGGATTTAGAGTATTTCCTGTAGTAATTACACCTTCACCAAATCCTATTTTATTTTGTGAGTTATATTTTTGTAAATCGCTTTCATCAGGAGATTGCAATCTAACATAATTATTTTTAGCCTGCTGAACCGTATATTCTGTCCTATGAGATATATAGTATTCGCTCCAATCTAATGCGTTTTCTTTCTTAATATTATCTATGATGTTAACCGTGAGTTTTTTAGAATATTCATCATAATTACACGTACATCCGAAATAACCTATTATAAATTTAGTAATGTCGACACAGCTTAATTTAGGCAAAAAATTTGAAGGCTCGACATAATCATCAGTGTAAATAAGTTCAGGAGAATCAATTTTTAGATTAACAGAAGCATTCCATCCAACTGCACTTGATGAATTTAAATATACCTCTATAATATCCCCAGCGGAACACGGTACTGGAAATTTTGTTCTAACTGATTGACCAACATATAACGTGAATGTGGCTACTGATCCGGGTATAACAACTCCATTTTTATATACAAGAAACGTTATTGGAAGAGCTGAGGCCGATGCGGAATTACAAGTCCCTGTAAAATGAAGTGATTGAGTTTTATTTATTGTGAATTTATTAGTTCCAACATTGAATGCTCCATCTGGATCGCTTATTGTTGTGAAGCTTGTATATTTATAAGGGCCAAAAGCTGCAAATGATTGAGAAGATCCATATGCAGTAAATGTTTTAAATGGAATCCTTTTCATTTGTCCATTAACAGGAGTTAATACCAATGATTTAAATAATGTATCATTTAAAACATCTCCTGAAAACTTTAATCCATTTTGCGTAAAACATTCTTGAATTAATGAGGATAAATATAAACATGGATAAAAATCCTGGAAGCTAACTTCAACATCATTAGTAGCGTCTACAGTTTTAAAAGTAGGAGTTCCAAATTGATCTCCAAATATATATCGAGTGTTAAATCCGTTTTTTAGATCATATGACCAATCAACATATGGGAAAGTTATACCCGAAGTAGCCGACGCTTTAGATAAAACATTTGCTTTATTGATTTGAACTAAGTAAGAATCCCAATTAAGATCAGTTATTAATCCAGTCAGTAAATTAATCCAATTACTATTCCCTGAAACATAAAAACAATTTAACGACTTTGGCTCTTCTGATTGTATAACAATATATCCACGATCCAAAATATTACCATTTCTTACCCTATTGAATGGTTGTTTTGTAAATGCAACCTGATTGATCATTTGAGGGCCATTATAATTTAATGTTTTCCTTGTTACTGAATTATTTGGTACTTCAAAATTTATTGATATATCACCTTTTATTTTTAAGTTAAAGAACGAAACGGATTGTTTCGTCATGGCAAAATCTCCCTTTATATCTAAAATATTACCGCTATCGTCTTGAAATGTCATAGCTGTTGCACTGGTATCTCATCGGTATAAGTAACCGTAAATGTTATAGACAATGATTTATCCTTATCCTGACGTACATTAAGAGAATCAGGATTTACTATCATAGTTTGTCTATCATACTGTGAAGTACAAAGCTGAACCAATGGCGAACTAGTAATAAGTTTTATTGCATCCTCTTGTGCCGATGTAAGCAATTGGCTTGATACCATTATCCTATTCTTAGACCTCCTTACAGTTTGCTTTAAGATAGAATCAGCAAATTCTCCGTAACTATTAGGCCAATTATTAAATATGTTCTGTTCCTGAGTCTGGCTTTCTAAAATATCTATCGAGTATTTCTTACCTCTCTTGGCGTTGAAATTCCAATAATCATATCCTCCTAGATGGTTAAGCCACACTAAATAGAAGTCTGTGAATGAACATTTTTGATTAACATCTATCGTCTTTGTTTCTGATAGTTGTATATCATATATTGATTGTCCGACAGGAACAGTTATTTCTATATTAGGGGTATCTGGGCCTACATAATGAGATATAATCCCAAATATTGTAGCATCAGCAGATAAAGCAGGGAAAGAAAATCCATAATCAGCATCAGTATTAGAATTAATTTGAACTACCTTACTTGAAACTGCTGATGATCCTGGAAAATTATGATCATAATAAATGCAAGAAATTTGCATAAAAAATGAACTCATTCCAGTTATTTTAATATGAAGAGTAATGTTATTAGGAATTATTCCAGATTTTAATGAAACAGGCTGAAATGCTCCGCAATCAACAGTTATAGAATTTTTAATTAGTTTAGTAGCTGTTTTCGATCCATATGCATCAAAAAAACCAGAAAAATCACTCCATGATGATGGAGCAATAAATACTTGGGAAGATGGCGCGTAATAAGTAATGTCAATTCTATCTTCAAGATTTACACTTTGCGTTATAGAATATCTATAAACTCCCTGAAAATTATTTGTTTCGTTATCACGTATTGAAGTTATTAAAGAATAATTTCCGCCAGATAATCTATAAAGATCGCGTTTAATATAATTACTTGTGTTATCATTTTTTATATAACTGACATCAAAATATTTTCCTGCAAATAAAGTTGGTCTAGTAAAATCAGTAAGCCACTTTTGTAAAGTAGTTGAAGTCAATCCAGAAACATATTTATTTAATGATCCTTGTGACTGAGTTTTAAATGGAAGTTTTGAGTTTAGTGCATATCCTTCAAATCCAGGATAATCCAATGTATACGAACTAACATATTCAGATAACGTATACATATTTGAATCATCATAACTCTCCGCATAACTTATATAAAAATTACACCATGCGTCTATATTATTTGGTAGTGTATTTAATATTGAATTATTACTAATTATTTTTATTTTACTTTTTATAAATTCTGAAATATTTAAAGTAATGACACCATTTGAATCGGGAATCATTCTTAATTCAGTCATTAATTCATATGGCTTAACTGTATTCCACAAAAGGAATGGACTAATACCAGCATAAATCCTAATCCTTGCATTGTAATTAAAATAATAATATTGAACAGTTCCTGAACTCAAAACATTGCCAGCCGAGTATGATAGATTAATTACAAAATTGGTATCTGAAAACCATTGAATTATTTTATAAATACCATCTACTGAAGTACCTGAAAGTATTACTTGTTCTAGTGCTGAGGCCGTTCCTGTTGTTTTAATATCACCTGAAGCATTAATATAAGTATATCCATTGTAATTTGAAAATGTGGTAATAGTTCTAGCTGTATCAGAAGTATTTGTTGGCCAAATATCAGACTTAAGTTTGTAAACTATGGGTAGATGAACACAATTCCAGTTATGTGTTAATACTGATTTATAATAAAAAATAGTGCCTGAATTAATAGTATCCACCGTTGATCCACTAGCAGACAATCTATTTGCTGTTGCATATTCTTTCAAAAAGAAATGATTATTATCATCTTTTTCAACATACCAAAACCCATTAAAACTACTATAAGTAGAATACATATAAATAAAATCACCTGTGATTAATCCGTGTGATGATTTATTAAAATAAGCATCAGGGGGACTTGATGTAACTGTAACTCCAGTTATCTGAGTAGTATCTAAAACATATCCTTGGGGTCTTTTGACTATCGATAAAGCCATTCTATCTTTGATTTAAGACATATCGTTGAAAGTCCGTCTTATAATGGGGACGTTTTATTTTAACTCGTTCACCGTTGATGACAGGAGTATAATAAGAAGCGCAACCAGAACAAATTAATATGATTACAATTATCTTTTTCATTTAAAAGTTATTACCATGTTGTTTAAATATTCGTCAGCTATTTCTTTGGTTATCGCTGATCCGATAGCATCAACAAATCCTTCAATCTCATTGGAATAAATATCCTTGCGACCGCCTTTTTTAAATAGTTCTGTTCCTTCTTTTTGAATCTTTGTAGCTACTGCCCATATCATTGAATCCGGTTTACCACGTGCTGATACCCATTCTGTGATATTATCGATCATAGCACGTGATGGTTTCTTATCTGGTGTTGGCTTTCGGCCTGTTTCAACGACTGCCATGAAAGGCTTACCAAATACCTCTACCATTATTTTAGTCCCCTCTTCAGTTAGTTTGAAGTACATTGAATTAGCAGTCTTACCGGTAGCTGTTGTTCCGGTGGATTCTAAGTTGTCTCGTATCTTCTGGATGAATGAATTACTTTCTTGATTCAATATGGAAAGCATTGTGCTATTCATAAAGGCTACAATAATCGAAAGCATCAGGAGTAACTAAATCAAATTTAAGGACGTATCCGGTGGCAATATCAGTCGTTACTTTTACAACAGGCTCTTTGGTGATGTTTGTTATCTCTGTTGTGAAAGTGGTTATATCGTCAGTGTTGTCCTTGTCTAATAAAATATCATTGAGTTTGTTTAAGAACTTATCAGAAAGCAAATCCATTTCATCAAGAATAGCTGCGGTAGCTTCTTCAGCACCCTGCTTGTCATCAAGTCGATAGAATACTAATCCTATCGCGAAAGTCTTTGTTAGATTATAACTACCCGAAGTAAATTCTAATCGTTCTTTGAGTGGATCAAGCTGACAACGCTTATCTAGTTTTTTACCTAATGAATTGAAATCTGAAGCCCTAGCATATGCGTAAAGGATAGAATCGTCTATGGATTTGATCGTATCACTTATTAAAGTTCTTACCGCAAGATGTGCTGATTTTAAAGGGTTGCTCACGGAATGTAAAAGTACTACTTATTTTTCTTATTCATAATCTTAGAGTATTCATTTTTGGCATGAGCCATCCAAGCGATATATTTAAGTTTAGTGTAGAATCTTGCTGCGCTCCAAGTTTTTAAAATAACCTCGTCGTCCTGGCCAACGTAACGGGCAACCGAGTCTAAAGTCCCATTGAAACCAAAAGCCTCCGAAATCTCCCTAAACCCTGCTTGTTCTTCTTCATCACTATATTCTGACGTAGGAAACTCATCGACTTGCCGCTTTGCATACTCAGACACTTGGCTTGAAAAAAAGAACCGGCGGCCATGACCTCCAAGCAAGGCAATTCTAGGAATGATTTACTTAAAAAACGTGCCTTTTCACTATCGTAAGGCTCTTTTTGTCCCTGACAATAGACTGCGGCATAGTAAGCCAAAGCCTCTGTTTGTTCCCTTAATCCGTTTTCAATCTTACTAATTCTTTCGATCTCTGACCGTACATCTTCAAACTGTTCTATCGTCTCAAACGTAACGTCTTGAGGGAAATAGTATTCACCTAGTTTCTTTGGTTCTGGATCAATTTCAGGAGTTTTGTCTATAAATGCAATGGATTGCATAATAACTTCAAGCCCTTCAATCTTATCGCCAGGCTTTAAATCGAAGCCTATTTCTTCTAAAATAATGCGGATGGCTCGCATCTTTGAAAGATTAAAGTCCACCAACCGAAGAAAGGATTTGAATTTTAAATCATTCCATTCTGTGGGGTATTCGTACTTCTTTCCGTTGAGTTTTATTGTTATCATATTCCAGGTTTTTTAGTATAAGATTGCATTGTCTGAGGCATGAAAGATGAACGCTTTTTAATACCCAACTTGGTATAAACATACCTTGCAGCGTCTATTAAGTGATTGAAAGCGTCGATAGGCTCGTCTGTTATCTTCCCGTTATGGGTCATCCAAGTGTAATTATTCAATTCGGTCTTTAGATTGTGGCTCCATTTGGTTACAAAAATATTACACTCCTGAATCTTCCCTAATCCGAATGAAATAGAATCAGGCCCCTTTATTGCCGCCTCTGCATTCAATCCATGATCGCATAAATCCTTAATTGATCTTGGTTCCGCGCTATCACAAACAAACGGCCTCGACAAATTTATTCCTTTTGCCTTTAGGATTCTAACTATTTCGGCATTAGTTGGATTTGTGTGATCATAAAGAATTTCATTCAAATAGATGTTTTTGTTATGCCATTGCACCTCTACAATTCCGGTAGGGAATCCAAAATCTATTCCGTAATGCTGTGTATAATTAGGCATCTCGTCTATTTCCGACCACTCAGGAAAGACTAATATCTCTTTATTAGCCTTTGGTTCCTGCTGGTAAAGACTGTTAAACGTTATCGGTGTATCGTTCTTTATTTTTAAAAGACGTTCTAAAGAATGTTTCTCAGGCCAAAGAGCTTCACCTATCAGTCGGGGATCATCTTTACTTTCGCGCTCTTTTATAGCCTGAAATACTACAACTTCCCAATCATTATCAGTTTGTAGTATTCGCCCAGCTAAATCATCCTGGTGCCACCTGGTCATAATCAAAAGTTGTTGGCTATCATTGTGCAACCGAGTGGAGAAAACGTCTGTATACCAATTGTAAACCTTTTCGCGTATAGTATTACTCATGGCCTCCTCCCTGTCTTTGAAAGGGTCATCTATTATGCCAATGTCCACCGGCGTGCCGGTTAATGAACCACCTACGCCTACTGTTTTAACAAAGCCTGAATGTCCTATGATCTCAAAGGTCTCTGAATTACGTAGATAAGTATTCTTTGAAGGGTTTATAGCTGAATTCTCGTTAAGAGTTGTCTTTGGAAAGACTTCTGAATAGGGTTTGTCGTCTATTATTCGCTGAATATCTCTGTTAAATGAGCTTGCCATCGTTGCGGAATAGGAACATATTGCTATTTTACGATCTGGATTCAGTCCTAGCATGAAAGCCGGGAGTCTTCTGGTAGAGAGTTCGCTCTTACCATGCTGTGGAGGCACAAAGAGCATTAATTTCTTGATCTTGCCACATGCAAACTGTTCTAATTTGTTTGTTATTGCCTCATGATGCCAATTAAATTGATATTCCGGCTTGGTATATAGTATGAAATCTTTAAAATTACGCCTTGCTAACTCAGATTCAAGTATTTTCTCTTCTTCTAGCGTTAAGCAATTCTCTGATTGTATCATTCGAAAGTTTACTTGGATCTAAAGCCACTGTCTGTACTTCTCCCTGAAGATCAACATCTATTGTCTCTGTAGGTTTACCGAAATAGTATTCAAAGTAAAGTTTAATGTATGGGAATTCGCCTTTAGAGACTCCCTTAAGCAATGCTTCTAAGGCTGTACTTTCCATAGGAGAAAGTTTTTCGATTAGTTTAAGCTCCTCTGCTTTGCTCTTGCGTCCCGCTCCTGGTCTTGATCCACCGTTAGCCATGATTTAAAGTGATTATTCAGTTTCACGTGAAACAAATTTACTAAAAAAAGGAGTGCGCACCCTAAATACGCACCCCAAAACAACCTACCAAAAAATAAATGAGCAGATAAACTCGTCAGTAAATCACGAACTATTGGAATCGAACCAATCTTGCTTAACCTCAGGCTACCATTGGCGCCATTCGCTTGCTCATCGTAACCGATAGAAGAATCGAACTTCCAAGGATTTCTCCAAAAGATTTTAAGTCTTTCGCGTCTACCAGTTTCGCCAATCGGTCTTAATGCTTTCATTTCTGTTCAAGTGATTTAGCCCCTTCAATTAACTTTAAATAACCTTTTTCTAGTTTCTTTTGGTATTTCAATGTCACTTTTAAATCAGCCATCTTTACTTCGATTGCTAGAATTTCATTATGCGTCTCGTTTAGCTTCTCTTGTAAGTCCATCAGATTTTCTTTTTAAGGTAAATATTTTCTAATTCAGTCATGCAATTAAGGATTACTTCAATCTCCGATTTACTAACTTTTGAATGCGCGTTAAGCAAAACAACCAATGCCTTTCTGGTTAATCGGGTAGAGTTTATTCTCCGCATGCCATCTGCAATATCAATGATCGACTTAGCAATTAATTCAATTGGCTCTGGATTTTCTTGATCAGTTTTGACTTTGACTTTCTGGATTGCCATTGGATTTTAGTTTAATGATAAGGTTATTTTAATCGTATTCAGATTCATTGTCTTGTAATCCCAAGCGGTGTATATGAATAATTCAGTATCAGGCGATGCCATTTGCTCCCAAATAGTTTCATATTCTAAATGGGAGGAACGAATAACCGTCATAGGGTTCTCTACTATCCAAAGCTCAAAAGTGGGGTTCATGCTATCTGTTTTCTTACTCCAAACCATTCCCAACCGTGAAATTTAAGTTCAAAAAGCGTTATATTAGATGAGCATTCCCATTGACATTTCACCCAATTCCATTCTTTGAAATAGATTCTATAACGGTTTTCATTTGAATTCCTTAAAAATTCTTTGTACTTCTTAATTTTTTCTTCATCAGTTGCCTTATGAAATCCTAAAAATCCGGTGTACATAGCCCAATTATGATAACCTATTGCAAACTCTTCTTTAGTCGGTATTTTATTAACATCGATTGTTTTCATATCCCTGTTTGCCATAGCGAGTATATCATGCGAGATTAAAACTAAATTCCCGCGCTAATGCTTTTTCGATCTTATAATTGACTGACCGGTCATCCTTCTTTGCGATCCTGCCAATCTTCGCCATCAAATCCTTGTCAAGATAAAGGCTGAATTTAGCCTTATTTGTGGGTTTTTTAGCTGTTTTTTCCATGATTTTGTAAATGTTGGTGTAAACGTAGGTAATTTAATTGAAACTTCCCCTATCTTGGCATGAAAATATTTTTAAATTATTTTTCACCAAACACTTGACATTGGTTTAAATTGGTTTACCTTTACTCAACGATTCACAACAACTAACTATGAACACAATAAAAGTAGGAGACAAAATAAGAGTTCAAAATACCTTCAATGATTATAAAGTTGAAATAGTAAGAGTTACTAAAACAATGGCAATCGCCAAAACGCCATATAATAACGAAATGAGATTCAGATTAAATTGTGGTGCTTTCGGGCCTCAGCCTTTGCCAAGACAAAGATTTCAAACGACTATTTATACTTTGATTCAAAACAACTAAAACAAAACGCCAAATGAAAACGATTCACAAATTTAAATTAGATACTGGAAGTCAGGTTCAGATTCAGCTTACTCGTGAATCTAAAATTCTTTTCTTTAAGATACAAAATGAAATCCCTTGCATTTGGGTTTTGCTTGATCCCGATCATGACAAGGTATTTGATAGGGTTTTTTCTGTTATTGGTACTGGATGGGATATTGAAAACCCATTAAATCATTCTTATATCGGTACTGATATTTCAGGAGGTTATGTTTGGCATTGTTTTGAGATTGTTTAACCCTAAAAAGGTAAATACCACTAACCCCTAAAATTATGGAAAAGAAATTTCAAAAGAATCTTTACTATGCGCATGACTTTAAAGGCAATGCTATATTAGCTGAGCATTTTGAAACTCTGAAAGACTTTAAAGATTATGCCAATAATAACAAATTGCAAGTAGTCTTTTGCCCCTTGAATGTTGCCTCTACAATGGTTAGTAATTACAAAATACTAAGCCCTTTATGAAAACTCCCTACGAACTTGACCCCCGCAATCCTATTTTCGACCAGCCTTTTGAACAGGATGGAGAATCAGGAATACTTGAAGCTACTATATTCTGCGAAGGTGAACTTATTGCTGAATACGAGGCTAAAAGATACCTGCCTTACATCACAAGAAAGACAGTTAACGGGATAGAATTGGAAATAGAATGGCCACAAATCAGAAACGCTAACGCTATCGAAGAAGATATTGTTAATTCATTAGCTAAACAAAAGATAATCTTCGATCATATAACCTACATTACAAAATGAAAACCTATAAATTTAAAACATCAAAAGAAGAATACTTTATAATTCAGGCTAACAATCTTATGTCGGCTGATTGGATAGCTATTACTTTTGATTCTACCGCTAGATTATTCACTATAACTAAATAAAAAACAAAATGAAAAAACAAGAAAGAATTAACAGAGTCATTGCACGTGGTGAAGGCTCAAATCACTCACATGTAATTGTAGGTGATGCTATCGTTACAAGAAATAAGAATAATGAAATCCTTATTGAAGTAGGTAATGAAGGAGCAGTATTGCGCCATATCATTGAAACATCATGGTTACAAGGCCAAGAAGTTCACACCGGAGAACATGGAGATATTTCTTTAGAAGAACTTCCTTCACAAGTTCGCCA